GATAATTTGTAAGTCCATCTCCCGCTTTGCGAGAAATACGCTAACGCTCCTTGAGACCGTTCGTATGCTCAAAGCTTTGGAGGTGGACGTTTATTTTGAAGAGCAGAACATCCACACCATTAGTTCCGATGGTGAACTGATGCTGACAATCCTGGCATCTTATGCCCAGGAAGAAAGCAGATCCGCAAGCGAGAACCAAAAATGGCGTATCAAGAAGAACTTTGAAAACGGTATGCCTTGGTGCGGTAGGATGCTCGGCTACCGAATTAAGGATGGACAGTATTACATCATCGAGGATGAAGCCGAAGTGGTACGGCGTATTTACAGAGAGTACCTTGCCGGAGCGGGACCGAACCTCATAGCCATTCAGCTTACCGAGGACGGCATCCCCACAAGAAACGGTGGGATTTGGCAGCCACAAACGATAGCCAAAATTCTCCGCAATTACACCTACACGGGAAACCTACTGCTTCAGAAGACATTCCGCGAGAACCACATCACCAAGAAAACCATCAAGAACACCGGGCAGAAACCTCGCTACCTTGCCGAGGATGCCCACGATGCCATTATCGACCCGGTTATGTTTGATGCGGTGCAAGCGGAGATTGAACGCAGAGCCAACAGCCGAAAAATCACCCCGCCTGCAAAACCGAAATTCACTTACACGGGCTTGATACAGTGTGCAAAATGCGGTAAGAACTACCGCAGAAAAACCACGAAAACCCAGGTGGTTTGGGTTTGCGCCACTTTCAACACAAAAGGCAAAAGGTACTGTGCTTCCAAGCAAGTCCCGGAAACAACCCTTGATGTCTTGGTCGGTGAAATCACAAACGACCCTGCAAACATTAAGAAAATCATAGCCGATGATGACAACACGCTGCACTTCCACCTTACGGACGGCTCAGTGATAACAAGGACCTGGGCAGACCGCTCCAGGGCATTATCCTGGACACCCGAAAGGCGCGAGACAGCACGGCAAAAAGCCTATGAAAGGAGACAAACACAATGGCAAGAGCAATTACAGTAATTCCTGCCACAAAGGATAAATTCACAGCGTTGCCGACCGCATCCATTGCAAAGCGAAGGGTCGCAGCCTACGCTCGTGTTTCCACCGACAGCGATGAGCAGTTCACAAGCTACGAAGCCCAAATTGACTACTATACCAACTACATCAAAAAACGAGACGATTGGGAGTTCGTAAAGGTTTATACCGATGAGGGCATTTCCGGCACGAACACCAAACGCCGTGAGGGCTTCAATGAAATGGTGGCCGATGCCTTGGCGGGCAAAATCGACTTGATCGTAACCAAGAGCGTCAGCCGATTTGCGAGAAATACCGTTGACAGCCTCGTAACCGTCCGCACCCTCAAAGAACATCACGTTGAGGTCTTCTTTGAAAAGGAGAACATTTACACCTTCGACAGCAAGGGCGAATTGCTGATAACCATAATGTCCAGCCTTGCCCAGGAAGAGAGCCGAAGCATCTCCGAGAACGTCACCTGGGGTCAGCGTAAGCGTTTTGCTGACGGCAAGGTCAGTATGCCTTATAAGCAGTTTCTCGGCTATGACAAGGGTGAGAACGGTGTCCCGGTCATCAACGAAAAGGAAGCCGAAATTGTCCGCTTGATTTACCGACTCTTCCTACAGGGCAAAACCTCAACAGGCATCTGCAAGCACCTTATGGAACTTGGGATACCGACACCAGGCGGCAAAGCAAAGTGGCGTCCAACCACGGTGATGAGCATCCTGCAGAACGAAAAATACAAGGGTGATGCGTTGCTTCAGAAAAAGTTCACGGTAGACTTCCTCACCAAGAAGCAAAAAGTGAATGAGGGTGAAATCCCACAGTACTATGTTGAGGGAAGCCATCCGGCAATTATAACCGCCATTGACTTCGATATGGTGCAGGCAGAAATTGCCCGTCGACAGACCCTTGGACGAGCCTACAGCGGTTCAAGTATCTTTGCCAGCAAACTCATCTGCGGTGATTGCGGTGGCTTCTACGGGCAGAAGGTGTGGCACTCCACGGATGCCTACCGCAGAGTGGTTTGGAGATGCAATGGCAAGTTCAGCGGTGAAGCTAAATGCGAAACACCGACCCTTGCTGCAGAAACCATTCAGCAGATGTTCCTCAAGGCATTCAATCAGCTTATGGGCTCCCGTGATCAAGACATCAAAGCCTGCGAGGCAATGCGTGAGATAGTTTCCGATTGCACCGCTTTGGATGCCGAAATTGATGCCTTAAACGATGAAATCCAGGTGGTTGCCGAACTGGTCAATCAGTGCATCAAAGAAAACGCATCCAAAGAGCAATCCCAGGAAGAATACGCAAAGAAATATAACCGCTTGGTGAAGAGGTACGAAAAAGCCACGGATCGGCTGAAGGAGGTAACCGCAGAGCGTGAAAGCCGAATGCAGCGAGACCGAGAACTCCGCATCTTTATTGGCTCCATAGAAAAACAGCCCCTCGTCCTGGAAGCCTGGGATGAAGGCTTGTGGCTAACCTTACTGGAAACGGCCACAGTTCACAAGGACAACAGAATAACCTTCCTCTTCAAGAACGAAATGGCAATAGAAGTTTAGGCATAAACAAAACGCCTTACAACCACCAATTTTGAAGGTTGCAAGGCGTTTTCTTTTATGTGCCACCAGGGTGTAACGCAAAGAGCACCCCCATAAGGAGTGCAGATGCGCCTTGGTGGCCGTATCTTTTTTACTTTGTTATGTTGTAGCCTCGGAGAACCATTTTTATTGCTTTCATACTCTCTAAAAGTATTCGGCTCTCCTCCTGTGAACAATCAAAAAGAATGTCCATTTCTTCCTCCGTGCTATTCGTGTTTGCTGACAAAAGGTTACCTGCAAGCAAATCATCCGATGATATGCTTAATGCGTTAGCTATGCTGAGTAATACCTCAAGGCTTGGGGCTGCTTCTCCTCTCTCAATATTGCTGATGTAGACTCTGCTTGTTTCGGTGCGTTCCGCAAGTTCCTCCTGCGATAAGCCGTTCTGCTTTCTATGGTGACGAACTCTCGCCCCGATACTTTGACAATCCATAATTGTTTCCTCCTTTATTAAGAGGCCATCAAGGTGCACGTATATTAACTCTACGTTGAAAATATATCAACGCTGTATATTTCAAGGATGCAAGATAACAATGCAAACACCTACCCGGCACTTTGCATCCTTGGAGAAATGTAAACTCTCGCTTTACAAGCCGCCAAAAGTGTAATTCACGGTTTATGGTAATGTGTAACGATGCAATTTATAATGTTATTATCACTTTCATTGTGACTTGTAGTCTGGTTAACAGGAAGGACACTATGATGCTTGATTTATGTGATGGTCAGTTGAAATTATATAGCAGTGTAACAGAAACCGCAGTTGATTGGCTGTGGTATCCTTATATCCCTTTTGGGAAAATCACCTTAATACAGGGCGATCCCGGATGCGGTAAGTCTACTTTGATGATGAATATCATTGCTGCCGTATCAAACGGTAGCGTTGCCCCGGACGGCAGAAAGCTGAAAAAGCCGATGCACGTGATTTATCAATGCTCGGAAGATGGTTTGAGTGACACCATAAAGCCCCGTCTGAATGCCGCTGGTGCTGATTGTGCCAATGTAGCATTTTTGGATGAAGAGATTAATTGGGTAACGCTCAATGACGACTCTGTTCGCAGAGCCATTGCCGATTTTAATGCAAAGCTGTTAGTAATAGATCCGATACAGGCTTATCTTGGAGAAGCGGACATCGCAAGTGCCTCCGGGATGAGAAAGGTTCTGCGCCAGCTTTCGCTGTGGGCAACGATGTACGATTGTGCCGTTGTTTTAATCGGTCACCTTAATAAGAAACAAAGTTCAAAAGAACTGTATCGTAGCCTGGGTAGCATAGACCTTGTGGCTGCCGCAAGAAGTGTAATACAGGTTGAACATATCCAGGACGATGCTATCTCCGTGGTTCATCACGTAAAAAGCAGCCTTTCCCCAAAAGGGAGAGACCTGTTCTTTTCTATCGATGCTTCACGAAAACTGGAATGGTTGGACATCGACCCGGAAAAATACGCAGGCAGTGATGCTTCATACTGTGTGCAAGAGAAAATGACAAAGCAGGCACGGGCGGCTGATATTTTGAGCGTTATGCTTGCAGATGGTCCTATGGCCGTTTCTGAAATCCACGCTATGTTTAATAAAGAAAACATCAGTGAGCGAACCATATTGAACACTAAAAAGGCAATGGGAATCAAGTCCTTCAAAAAAGATGGGGCTTGGTATTGGCAATTCCCGAAAAGTTCCGCAGAAAAGTAAGAGGGTAAATTTATGGCAGACATTCAAGCGAAGGAACAACTTCGACGGGTTTATCAGAGGGTGGACGAAAGCACAAAAACTTTCATTCCGGCAAAACCAAAGGCGGATTTGTACGGTGAAGGTCATATATACCGTGTATGTGCATACTGCCGCGTTTCCACCGATAATGACGAGCAGTTGTCCTCGTTTGAGTTGCAACAGGCACACTACCGTCAATTGGTCGAAGACCATCCCAATTGGGAACTGAAACACATTTATGCTGATGAAGGTATTTCCGGCACCTCTCTTAAAAACAGAGATCAGTTCAACACAATGATTGCCGAGTGCCAACGCGGAACATATGACCTTATCATCACTAAAAGTGTATCTCGTTTTGCAAGAAACCTGGTGGATTGCATTTCGCTTATCCGTATGCTGAAGGGATTAAATCCGCCCGTGGGTGTCTTTTTTGAAACAGATAACCTTTATACTCTTTCGGAAAATACCGAGTTTATGCTTTCCTTCCTCGCTACATTTGCCCAGGAAGAATCCGTTAAAAAGAGTGAGGCTATGAACTGGTCGTTGCAGCAACGCTTCAAGGACGGCAAACTACTGACTCCGGCACCTTTGGGCTATGACCGTCCAAAGGATGTAACCGGGCGTTACATAAAATATGCCCCCCTCGAAGTGAACGAGAGCGAGGCAAAGATTGTCCGCTTTATCTATGATGCGTATCTCGCAGGATGGTCACAGGAGCAGATTGCATCCTTGCTTACGGACATTGGCTGTGAAACGAAGTCCGGGGGTAGCGAATGGAATAGTGGCTCTGTTGGCTATATCCTCACCAATGAGAGGTACTGCGGAAGCGTTCTCACCTGGAAAACCTTCACTGCAGATCTATATGAGCATAAGCACAAAAAGAATAACCAAGACCGCGACCAGTATCTCTACTCAAATCACCACGAACCTATCGTTTCTGTGGAGAAGTTTGAGGCAGTACAAGTGCTTCTGGAAAACCGCAAGCATCATATGCGTGGTGGTCTTCCGCTTCTCCATGTTATTGACGAGGGTATTTTTAGAGGGTTTATTCCCATTAACCACCATTGGGTTAACGATGACCCCGGCACCTACTATGACATTTCTAACAGTGTCCGTCAGCCGAGTCGTTCAAAGCCCGTAAGCAAAACTGCCTTTAGTGCATTTGACCTTGATGGATATCAAGTTGTACGCAGCCAGTTCCTCCAATTACGCTATGAGGGACCGGTTATTAACATTTCTAACGAGAGAATCTCTTTCAACAAGTTTTGCGTTCAGAAGTTCGACCGCATCGCATACATCCAATTGCTTCTGCATCCGGCAGAAAGACGTATTGCAATCCGTCCGTGCAGGAAGGCTGATGCCCACAGTATTCGGTGGCGTCCCGACCCGGAAAAGCCAGTGTATTCCAAGACATTAAACTGTCAGCATTTTGGCAACGCTCTCTACAGCATAATGAATTGGAATCCCGATTATAGCTACAAAATCCGTGGTACCTGGGCTTCTCGTGGGTCCGAGCAGATTATTGTGTTTAACCTTCCGAATGCCGTTCCCGCCACGCTCCTGCCTTGCGAAGATGGAGATGCATCCAAAGGAAAACGCCGTGTGGAACTTTGCCCTGCAGAATGGGATGGCGAATTCGGTGATGGATTTTACGAACACGCACTCGATAACGGCTTTTACTATATTGCTCCCAATACAGAGTGGAACTCCCAGGCACGAAGTATCCTCGCACCTGGTATGGAACAGTTTTCTACTGCATCCCCGGAGCAACTTCAACTATCAATTGAGAATCTTATGAGAGGAAATGGAACAGAAAATGGAGAACCAACCTGAACACTATTTTAAGAACAGCGTGGCTTTAGAGAATAACCCGGAGGAAATGGAAGAACTCGTGAACCTCGCAGGTTATCAGGTCACAAAAGCCGAGCTGTTTGCGCATTCCCGTGAACCCGCTATTACCATTTGGGACAGCCGTATTAAGTTTAATATGGCTTGTTTGAGGCGCTTTCCTGGGGTCACCCATATACAGATTTTAATTCACCCGGAGCAAAAAAGGCTCATAGTCCGCCCTTGCGAAGCGGACGCCCCGGACTCACTTCGGTGGGCACGAGGCGGTGGTGAAAAAGAACTTATGAACCGTGATTTGCTCTGTAAGATCTTCGCAGCAAAGGTGTTCGACCTTATGGGGTGGGATGCTCAATACCGCTATAAGATGATGGGAAAGCCTGCGGTGTGCGATGGTGAAATGCTGTACCTTTTCAAACTGACTGATTTTGAGTTGTTTGTGAAGGGTAAAAAGTCTAAGTCCTATCTGCCCGGTGAATGGCGTGAGTATTTTGGCACACCTGTCGAACAGCACGAAGAGTCTTATAAAATTGATCTCGCTGATGGATATATTATAACAGATAAAACATAAGGAGGTTTTGAAATGAGTGTTATGAACCCTATTGAGGAAGTTTCATTGGAGGGATTTCAGATTGTTGCCTCCGATATGTTTGTGCATCTTCCTCGCAAAAGTGATGCAACTTGTAGCCTTTGGCCGACCAAGCTGTCATTCAGCAAACTGGTGCTTTCCGCACTGAATAACTGCGAGTTTGTGCGTATTGAGGTGAACCCCAAAACAAAGTGCCTCATAGTTCTGCCGGTCTCCTCATCCGATAAAAACAGCATTCGGTGGATAAAGGGCACCAAAGAATTCACTATCCGCAATATGGAGTCCAAGCGGTTTGGTGACCAAGTTTACGAGGCGTGGGGATTGGACCCGGAATATAACTATCGTGCAGTGGGTCGTTTGGTTTCTGCTAACCAAAAAGTTATGATGCTATTTGATTTTAGCAGTGCGGAAAGTTGGAAAACAAAAAAGGACGGAAAATAAAATGCCAGACACATACATATCGTTCTACCTACGAAACAATCGCATTCACATATTTGTTGATGCACTGCGTGGCATTGGAAGTCCGAAGTATGTATGTTTTTTGATTGCTGATGACGGGCAAACCCTAATACTGTCCCCATACAAAAAGAAAGACTTTCACTCACACCGTGTGCCGCAAGACGTTTACCACGGAATACGCGGCTTTGAATTAGCAAGTCTGCCACTGTGCCAGATCCTTACTGTCGAGTTTGGGTGGGACAGCAGCAAATCATATCGCATACCCGGACGCTTGGTCGAGGACAAGAAAATAGTTGTATTCGACCTATCCCGTGCGACAAAAATAGGAGAATAAAAACAGACAGACTTTCGATTACCGAGGGTCTGTCTATTGCACTTTACAGAACGGAGAAAGAGTATGAAAATTATAAAGAACGCCATCCGCTGTAAAATCTGCGGTGATGAGATAGAGTCCACCTATAGGCACGACTATGTCAGTTGCAGTTGCGGTGCCTGTGCTGTTGACGGTGGGCATAATTATCTTCGCAGATCGTTCAAATCAGCGGATTGTTTTGAGGACATATCTATAGTTGCTCCGACCGAGAAAGAAAAGGAAGTCGTGCCGGATGACACACAGTGAGATTGGGATTGTTTAGCCCCCAACCTTTTTACAGTGGAAAATTTCATAATTATATGATATAATCAGTTCGATAAATAAGAATTTGACGGAGAATAAGTAATGAAAATCTACGATATTTCCCAAGAAGTTTTCGGCTGCCAAGTGTATCCGGGCGACCCAATGCCGGAGA